TTTGCTACATAAGCAATTGCATTGCCACCTCTGCTTGATGAGCATATAGTAGTATTTACAGAATCATGAATTACACCATATTTATTCTCTAATTTTTCTAATTGTCTTGTATTGTTTATTATTAATTTTGGGTCGACATTTTCCATGAAACTATCTTCAACCTCTGTAAAGCCTATTTCATTTGTGAGTGCTTTCTTTGCATCTTCTACTGTTTTTATATACGAATCTTTATCGGGTTTAACTTTATTGCCATTATTTTTTATATACATGGAAGATTTCTTATATACATTCTGATACCAATTTTCAAGTCCTGGTTCACTTCCTGGATTTCTCTCCCATCTCTTTAGCCTGTCAACAAAATCACCGGGGTTCTCATTTACTGTGAGAGTTATACACAAGCAGTTCGGGTGAAATGGATATGCTGGAGCTTTGTCAATGGGATATACTCCAATACCAAGTCCATAGTCATCAACGCCACATATGTGGTCGCATATATCAAGTCTTGGATGAGAACCAGAAAGTATAAATTTTACTCCATTGCATGAAGGACTAATCATTGCACTTTGAATAGTAGCTTCACCATATGCAGCAGTCATTTCAGTTCTGGCAAGCCTTAAAGATTCATAACATATATCTTCAGGAACACGGCTTCCCATTCGTTTCATCATATTTGGATATTGCTTAGCCAGCGTTTTTCTGCCTGTTTTAACGTATTTGTCAAGCATCCTAGAAGTCTTAACACAGTCCTGGCCTTCGGCAACTGCATCCTGGATTATCTCGGTCATATTCTCCCTGTACCTCTTTGATTTTGTCCATATCCTGTCTGAAAGGTACAATCCTTTATGTGTCCTTGCCCAGCACGCTTCAATAGCCCTTTGATTCGCACTAAAATGCAATTCCCTGACTTTGGATGTAGATACCTTGGATATACCAGCCTCTTGAGTAGCCTTGACATCTATAGCCTTGGCATACTCTGTGGCTGCATCTGCATTTGCCTTGATATATTCCTTGAATATCATGGTAAGCTGCCCTTCAAGTTTGTTCTGCTGTTCTTTCAACATCTCAACCAATGCTTCAAGCTGTCTTCTCCTTATCTGGGAAGTACCACCCTTTTTAAGTTCATTGGATATATCCTGAACAAGCCTTGTGTAAAATGCTCTTATTTCAGTTTCATTGTTAAGCCTTAAATCTATATACTTTTTTCTGGCCTGCAGTGCCCATGTCTTGTAATCACCAGCAGTTTTCTTGAGATCGTCAATTTCTTCACTCATCTGTATTGCCCTCCTGGCCACTTGACGAATTATTTATCTCATCATCAAGCTTTTTCTTTTCATCATCAAGTCCTCCTGAATCCTGCATCCTGAAATTGAGCATCTTATCTTTTATTATCTTTTCTCTTTCACCAACTACGCCCTCATCACTGGAGATATAGTCATTCATGGTGTCTACATATTCAGCCAGGAAGTTTGAAGCAGATTCAACTGAAATAAATCCTCCTGTAATTGCAGTCTCCAGGGCACTAGCAACATAGTTGAGGGTTTCAGCACTCTCCTTGTCGTCCTTTGGAGTTACTTCATCCCAACCTAAAGTGACATCATAGCTTGAGAAATTGCCACCTGCTGATTGTGCTGACATAATTAAAACCATTCTGGCAAGCATACGCCACTGCTCAGTAAATTGTTCTCTCTTACGTCTTATCTTATTTGCCATGATAGGCATTTGTTCTTTTACTGAAGCTAATGCACTTGGAGTATGTACACCAAATACAAACTCTGGTACCTCGGATACATCAACAATACAATAAAATAAGAGGTTCAACAGTGGCTGCGCATCTCCCGTAGCACTATTAACCTCTACAAATCCTGCATCCTCATCAGGCGCCATAAATAAAACTTCGTGTCCATTTAAGTTTATTGTTCCACCATCTTTAGCAAATTTAGTTGGATCTTCTATTCCAAAATTATTTCTTAGAAAACCAGCTACATCCTTGAGCTTCATTTTCAGCTTTGGGGTACTGTGCATCTTGCTTCCCTTGAGAGCATGAAGCATAACATCATGATATGCTTTTAATAGTGGCTCTATAGGTTCAATATCTGATTGGCCATACTTCAATGTTTCATCAGGTTCATTCTTAAAATGCACTATAGGTATAAATCCCCATGGATTTGGTGTTGTACCTGCTTGTATCCCTTCTGGCATATCTCCATTTATCTGTATTGTCCTTTCGGTGGCTGTTATAGCCTGGGTAATATCGCATTTGTACTTATTACCGTCTATGTCCTGCCATTCCTGATGGCTTTTTAGAATATATGCTGTTGGTTCTCCCGTTGTCGGGTCCAGCAGTATGTCCTTTATTTGCTCCGGAGGGATGAAATTATATACCAGCCTGTTGGGCTTATCCGGATACAATGGATTTAGAACTTCCTCACGTGTAATCCACACATAGCTGTCACCAAGCTTCAGGGCATCTGTGTGAGTTTTGAGCATCTGTGATGTATTGTCCAGTGCAAAATCATCAAGTATCTCCTGCGCTGATTCGTCTTCACAATCAAAATGAGGTACTCCCATGAAGCCTACGGTTGAATTTATTATAGGCCGTACAAATGGAGCGCCTAGTTTATAATCGTCATTGCTATTCTGATATAGCTGCCTAGCAAGTTCATAATCCACCTGAGAGCTGTCCAGCTGATAGGTAGTTGTTGCAGTTCCTCCGGATATACGCATCTGCTCTCCTTTTGGATTCAGCAGTTTTAATTTTATGTTCTTAATAAAAGATTTTAACCCCATACATTCCCTCCTTTCAGTAAGGATAAATTTACATTTTCCAACGGATATAATGTTTGAATTAAATATCTAAGTGCATCCATGGCATGATCATTCTCTTTCAATGGCTTGTCTTCTCCACGCTTCTGCGCTTTATCATCCCATATATAAGATTCAAATTCTTTTATAAGGTTTGGGCATCTATCCTTAACTATGTGAATTCTTCCCCCATTAAGCCATGTTGTTACATTGCTTATCCCATCTATTACAGTATTATCTGCTTCAAGTACTGATATACCATTTTGCCTAAATAAATTGATCAATGATGTAGCTGAAGGATCTATTATTACATTCCTTGGTTTTATATCACTGGTAAATTTCTTGTAATCAGACAAAAATAAATTATCTGTTTTAGGGCTACCATTATCACCTTTGTTGTAATATTCATCAACTATAAATACGTGCGGCACATGCTCATATAGTCTGACTGCAGCTTTCAAGTATACATGAGGATTTGTTATCCCATAGTCACATGGAATATAGAATACCAAATTATCCTTAGGCACATCATCTATTGATATGCAATGTTTCTTTTCATCAAATCCAGGATATATAACACCATCAGCCATAACCCATAAGCCTTTTATAAATCTGTCATAAAACAGTCCTGAATATGCCTTTTTTATATTTTCTTTATATTCTTCACTTAGAGTTAAATTATCATCTAAATCGAAATGCCAGTGGCAATATCCATTTTCTTTGCATTTATCAATATATTCGGTTTTTATATAATGATATGGGCTGTCCGGATTTGTTGTCCAGAAAGCCTTTGCACCTTCCAAACTCATTCTTGACAGCGCTTGTTTAACAAAACTTTCATGATGAAGAGTTATTTCATCAGCCATCCATCCTCCAATAGTAATACCTCTTATTTTACCTTCATCATTTGCTTTAGATCCTCCCCTGCAGTAGCATATTTTCATATTACCGTCATAATGAATTATAAGCTGAGCACCGCCTTTTGAACTATCTTGATATGACGCTCTGTCGCTGCCAAGAATATATATCATATCTCCTATAACATTTCTATACAGTGAATCAGTGCTTTCACCGGACATGAGGAACTTATCATATGGAGAATTCAATACAAATAAAGTCCATGCCAGGTTTACTATAAATGTCTTACCACTTCTCACGCTTCCTTCAAGAATATTAATAAAGCCCATTTGATTATTTAATAATTTTCTTATAACATCCTTTTGTTTAGGGGAATATTCATAACTCATTTTTTAAACCTTCCAGCATCTCTTTTAATACTCCATCATTGGATTTATCCTCATCATGATTCTTAACTTTATCAACCTCACATCTCAACTTCTCAATCCTCAATTTCTGTTCCTCTGTAGCCTTATCCCAATTATTGTGGAGCATTTCATCATACTGCTTGATAAGACTTCTTAATTCGGACATTGCCCTTGATTGTGCCTGTAGAAACGTGGCCTGCCTGTCCCATGCGAATTGGAACTCATATTCATACTCCTTCTCTGATTCATTGGTGGAAGTTTTCTCTGTACTCCTGCCCTTGGTCTTGATCTTGGATCTTTTGAGTTCCTTAATCATTTCTGATTTTTCAGTAACATCCATAATTCTCTGCGACCTTGCTATAGCCGTATACTGAATTATTATGTTTTCCCACAGCATATCCAATGGATCTTTAACCATAATATCCTCCACTATCTCTATTGTTTCAGGTGGAAAAATCTTAGAAAAAAAGCCGTGCGTTTCAGCGTTTTTATTACCTTTCGGTACACTGCTCACATGGCCTTTTGAATTCTTATTTTTAGGCTGGGCACCCTTTTTTCGTTTAGTAACGTTACTATTCAAATCATTTTTATTTGGTAACGTTACTTTTAAAGCCTCATCCCATTTATCTTGATTTTTCCATTTTCTTATTTGACTATCAGATATATTTAAATCTGCTGCAATGTCCTTCAATTTGACTTTTCCATTGGATTTCAAATACATCTGTTTAGCTTTGTCCCTGTTCGGACTTCTCTGTCTCGGCATGTCTACACTGTCACCACCTGCCTGTTCGTTTTGTTTTGG